GTACGTTGGCTAATATTGCAACTGCACCTTCTGCTACAGTGAACTTAGACGGATCTATTACAAAGGTCGGCACTGCTGATAGAATTTCTCAAGGAATAAGTGGAACTGTATCTGGAATACAGCAAGCAGTTAGCACTGTGGGGATAAATTTATATAATGGCAATAATTCAGGTGTAAAAGGTCAGACTACTGCCGAACAAAAGAAAATAAACTAAGAAATGACTTACAATAACGTACCTCAAAGTGAAGTTCGATCAAATTCCGATCTTACCGTGAAAGTTTTTGATCAATATTATCAAGCTCCGATTGATCTTAATAATAACGAGCTAATTGCGATGACTGGATTTTTTGAAAGCAGAGGATTTGGAAAAGATGCTGCTGAATCAACTGCTATTACAATTCTCAAACAGGCTAAGAAAGACAACTACAGTCCTATGCAGATTATGGATACGTTAGGTGGACTAAGCAATGTTGAAATTAGCGGATTAGTTGCAGAAATTTTAAATTACAATCGATTTAAAACAAGCAGTCTTGGAGTTAGTCAAATCTATTCTCCTGCAGACGATGTAGTAAGAAACATATTGCCATGAGTTTAAAATACAGTCAAGGTTTCTACGAAGTCCAAAATCCCGACAAGTATGTTGGTATAGGAAAACCTAAATATAGATCAAGCTGGGAATTGTCAGTTATGACCATGTGTGATAACAACCCTGCTATCCATCAATGGGCCAGCGAAAGCATTAAAATTCCTTATAAAGATCCACTAACAGGAAAACAAACCGTTTATGTTCCAGATTTTCTTGTAATATTTGTGGACAATAATAAAAGGAAACGTGCAGAACTTTGGGAAGTTAAACCCGCCAAGCAAGCATTCAAAGAAAGTGTCGGAAAGAATAAGTACGATCAAGCACAATATGTTCGCAATATGGTAAAGTGGGCAGCAGCACAAAATTGGTGCAAACAAAACCACGTGCATTTTAGAATTATTACTGAGCACGATTTGTATCATACAGGTAAAAAGAAATGACAAAAAAATTAGAAGAGATTCTGAATATTGATATTAAAGAAGAGACAGTTATTGCTCCAGGCGAATCAACTCCTGTGTCCACAATTGATCTACAAGAAAAATTAGAAGAATTTGATAAGATATCAGCTGCATTGCCCAGAGTAAAAGGTCTGGGAGATATGAGTGATATTGAGCTCGATGGCCTTGCTGCCAAGGCAGAACAAGCATACGATGATCTAATGGATTTAGGAATGAATGTTGAGGCACGTTATGGTGCTCGTATGTTCGAAGTTGCTGCTACTATGCTAAGTGCTGCTATCCAAGCAAAGACAAACAAGATTGACAAAAAACTAAAAATGGTTGATTTACAACTTAAGAAACTGGCAATCGATAAGAAACACGGCCAAGATGATGGCGGAGAAGCAGTTCAAGGAGAGGGCTATATCCTAACAGATCGCAATAGCATTCTTGAAAAACTTAAGAATCTCAAATAAATAAAAGATAGGACATACCACCATGAAACAGTTTAAAGATTACCTTTCTGAAAGTTCAAAAAAATACGATTTTCGTATTAAAGTTGCTGGCGATTTTACCGCAGAGCAAGCAGACACTATGAAAGCACTATTAGGAAAATTCCAAGTATCGGGATTCAAAGCAGCGGGCAAGACCCCTATTCAAGAATTACCAATGGACTTTCCTAAGATTAAAAATGCCGAAGTTTGCATTTACGAAACAACGCTAGATTACCCAACAACTTCTTGGGAAATTCACGAATATCTAAGTAAAAATATGGGTATTAGCCAAGACAAGTTAGTTGTTCGTCGCCCAGGAGAACCAACTGAATCAGAACAAAAGCCAGTTGAAAAGCGCACAGACCCATTGTTAACCGACAGTGAATATAAAGAAAGTCCGAATGCAAAGTTCGAAGACTTTTATGGCGACAAGTATAATACCGGTTTTGTTAAAGAACTTAATGACATTTTAAAGCTACAAAGAAAAGAACGCGGAGAAGTTATTCCGGAAACTACTGCTGCAAAGTTTAATACTGATAGTCCGTCGGCATCTGGCACTATGTTAAAGTCAGCGGCCGATACAAGGAAAAGAAAATGAAAATGATTAATGTGATGCAGCGGTTAGCTGAGCTTGATGCAACTAATCCAAACGTAGTTAAAGAAGCAACAAAGATTGCTAAAGATAAACAAACCGGCCCCATTCAAGGTGGTCAAAAGAAAGAGAAAACTATGGAAAATTTAAATTTAGAAAGCCTCCGCTATTTGGCTGGTGTTAAAGAAACAATCGCAGAATGTGGAATGATGGGCGGCTCAGGTTCTCCTGCAAGTATTAATATCACTGCTGGTAGTGGTCAAGAACTTACGGGTATGTTAAAAGATATTATGAATCTTGCTGGCGTAAGCAAAGTTGAACCACACCACATGCCAGTTGATAGTCCAGATGCTGGTCCGAGCACTGTTATTTCTGCACCTGCAATGTCTGGTGCACCTGGAAACGACAAGGATCCAAATGTTGAAATGCACAAGTTAATGGCTATTGTTTCTGGCCCTGACCATCAAAAGGACTCGATGAATTCTGGAGAACCAGACGGCGAAGGTGACGAAGAAAAGATGGAAGAAGATACCGACAGCATGTATGATACAAGTCCAGATGAAAAAGTTATGGGAGATCCTATGGCACAATTTGGCGATATCAACAGTGGTGATCACCGCCAACGTCAAGCAGGCTTGCCAGTTGCAAAGCCGATGGAAACTACTTTCAAACAGTTAATGGCCGACTATGAGCAATTTATTGCAGAAGGTGCAACTATGCAAGCTAAAGGTCCAAAAGAAGTCGATGTTCCTGCATACTTGCGTAAGCAAAAACGTCCAGGACAAGCAAATGCACAAGCTTCAGTTGATGCAAAAAATGCTAAAGCTGGCGCTAACGTTTGGTCCAGTAAGCGTACCGCAGAAGGGGCAGTAAAGCAACTAGATGCTGATCTTAAAGATAAAACTATGAGCGATGCAGCCTTTAAGAAAAAGTATGGTAAGACCAAGGCCGAAGCAAGAAAAGAAATGACCACTAAGAAAGAGAAGACAGTTTCGGAAGCTAAGCCAAGTGCAGGAATGACTGCAAAAGAAAAGTCTTCAGTTGCTAAGAAAGCAGTTGCTGGTAAAGACATCGGTAAACCGGGTAAGAACTTTGACAAAATTGCTTCTAAAGCAGGCGGCGGTGAAAAAGGCAAGAAGATTGCAGCCGCAGCAATGTGGAAGAATGCTGCTAAGAAATAATATCTAAAGATATTTCCAAAGAGCCCCTTCGGGGGCTTTTTTATCAGTAAATAATCATATGGCAAATAAAAACTTAGATGGTAATTTAGTTAAAAAGGCCCACGTAACACAACGTTGGACCGAAGAAGATATTGAGCATATGTTAAAATGCTCGGACCCAGACACTGGTCCAAAATATTTTTTAGATAACTTTTTCTTTATTCAACATCCTACTCAAGGTAAAATTCAATATCGCCCATTTGAATATCAAAAAAGATTATTAGACAGTTATCACGGTCACCGATTTAGTGTTAACATGTTGGGTCGTCAGATGGGTAAAACTACTACTGCGGTTGGATACTTGCTGTGGTATGCAATGTTTGTTCCGGACAGTACCATTCTAATCAGTGCTCACAAATATACAGGTGCACAGGAAATTATGCAGAGATTGCGTTATGCATACGAAACTTGTCCTGACTTTATTCGTGCAGGTGTCACAAGTTATAACAAGCAAAGTTTAGAATTTGATAACGGATCGCGTATTGTTGCACAGACAACTACAGAAACAACCGGTCGAGGTATGTCTGTATCTCTCCTATATTGTGACGAGTTTGCATACGTTGAACCTAACATTGCCGTTGAATTCTGGACCTCCATTTCACCTACACTGGCAACTGGTGGTAAAGCTATTATTACATCTACTCCAAACAGTGACGAGGATCAGTTTGCGTTAATTTGGAGCGAAGCTAACAAGCGATTTGATGAATACGGAAATGCAACTGAACTTGGTAAAAACGGATTCTACCCGTGTATTGCTATTTGGTCAGAACATCCTGATCGTGATGAAAAGTGGGCTAATGAAGAACGTAGTCGTGTAGGAGTTGAACGCTTCGAACGTGAACATGAATGTAAATTTTTGATTTTTGACGAAACATTAATCAATAGTATTAGCCTTGCAGACATGGACGGAACTGACCCTGTTATGAAAATGGGTCAAGCACGTTGGTATAAAAAGATCAATCCTGCAAGCACATATATTGTTAGTTTAGATCCAAGTTTAGGCACAGGCGGAGACTACGCTGCTATTGAAATTATTGAATTGCCCAGCTTAGATCAAGTAGCAGAATGGCATCATAATATGACTCCTGTGCAAGCACAAGCTCGTATTCTTCGAGACTTGCTAAAACATATCGATGATCAATGTCAGTCTATGGGCTCAATACCCAGCATCTATTACAGTGTTGAAAACAATACATTAGGTGAAAGTGCATTAGTTGCAATCAATGAATTAGGCGAAGAAACATTTCCTGGATTGTTTCTAAGTGAGCCCATTAAGAAAGGGCATGTTCGCCGATTCCGCAAGGGATTTAACACAACTCACGCTGCTAAGATATCTGCGTGTGCCAAATTAAAACAGCTGGTAGAAAGCCGACAACTTAAGATTAATAGTAAAACATTAATTAGTGAACTTAAAACATTCGTAGCACAGGGTATTACATTTAAGGCCAAAACAGGTCAGCATGATGACTTAGTTGCCAGCTTGTTATTGGCTATCAGAATGATTATGCTGTTGCAGGACTGGGATCCTACTATCTACGATAAAATGCGAGATCATACTGGCATGGAAGAGCACGACTTACCCTTGCCCATCTTTATAAGTTCTTATTGACGTAAGTTGATTCCAAAGTTCCTTTTGTACATCGCAGCCGTATTAGGATCTCGAGCAATAACTGGTTCACCTTCGGGCCAACGACCTTTAATTGAATTTAGTGCATATTCCGCTGCCCACTTAGGATCTTGAGCAATAACTGGTTCAGCTTCAGGCCATCGACCTTTGATCACTTTTTCGGCATACACTACTATTGCCTGCGGATTTGTTAATATAATTGATTCGCCTTCGGGCCAACGACCTTTGATCACTTTTTCGGCATACATTACTATTGCCTGTGGATTTGTTAATATAATTGATTCAGCTTCGGGCCAACGACCTTTGATTGAGTTTGCAGCATATGACGATGCTGTATTCGGATTTGTTAATATAATTGATTCAGCTTCGGGCCAACGACCTTTGATCACCTTTTCTGCATACATCGATGCTATTTTAGGATCTCGAGCAATTGCTTTTTCAGCTTCGGGCCAACGACCTCGAATTACATGTTCTGCATAAAGAAATGACCGATATGTATCTCGGGCAATTTCTTTTTCTTTTTGTTTGAATAATTTTTTCACTACAGGATGTTCAGTTCGAAAATATTTGAGTTTTTTATCGTCGATTGAATCGTTTTTTGCATCCATGAACTGAAAAGACAAGGCACTAAACTGAAATTGCCATTTGGACCCGTCTCGGTCTTTCCATACATATAACGGAGAGTCTTCGTTGTAACTGTCAAACTGATTGTCTTTTCTTGCACTGGTGCACCATTTGGTACCCCTACCCAACTCGCAACTGGCTTCTTCAGTCTCGGGTATAGCCAATTGCCCATATGGACCATTATATAAAACTTCAGAATCAGGCACCGCAGGGAATATTCCTGCGTCACTGGTTGCAGTTAATCCCACTTTCGGATTCATTATTGAGTTAATTATTTCACTTAATTTATGAAAATCAAAACGCCCCAAGTCTCTTTGTTCAACTGGTAATCGAGGTTTGAGTTTAATAAAGTTTGTTAGTAGTTCTTTAACTTGACCGGATTCTTCAATTTTAAATTGTTTGGAAATGAACTGCTTGGCTAACCAGGGAACATATTGCTTGTTTGTAGTAGGGTCCATTTGTTCAAGTGCCGCAATGGCCTGCTCCGCAGTCAATTTTTCCTGAGTTGCTATTGGCTCAATTGCTGAGCTGAACTTTTGTAAAGTAATTGCTCTATCGTATTCTAACAGTAGTTCGGTAATTCGCATCAATTATTTATTATGTTAGATGTTGCACCTACTACCTAAAATCACTAAATAATAATATGAACGCAATTGAACTTATATCACAAGATTTATTTGATAAGGTACGCAGCCGCTATAGTAACTTAGAAATGGGTGACGAAGATGGCAATACCACATCAGATCCAAGAACCGCACGATTTTTTGATTTTGACTTTATTTTAGAAGGTGAAAAACTTGGCCGTATTAGTATTAGTATTAATGAACGCGGTGCATTAAAGATATTTTACAGTCAAGGAATATTAGAAGGCACTGATCCGGTTGCTCAAAAATTGTGGTTTAACTTTTTAAAAGAAATGCGAAACTTTGCCAAACGTAGATTGCTACGTTTTGACACAAGAGATATTACCAAGTCTAACTTGGACAAAAACGATTTTAAATACCTAGCTCAAAACGGCTCAAAGGAAAATAACATGTCAGAAAGTAAAACTTACGGTAGCAGTCTAACCAGCTACCGACCTGTATCAAAAGCTAAAATTATCATTAGACACTTAAGTCCTGTTGACACAGAAAGCCGCGGTGCCCGCACCAGAAATATCAAATCTATCTTTATAGAAAACGAAGAAGGCGAGCGTTACAAAATGGGGGTAACAAGTATACGTGCAGCAGAAGCAATGGCACGCCACGTGGCTAACGGCGGATATCCGCACGATGATTGCGGTAAGAAAATTCTCGAAATGGCAACTGAAATTGCCAAGTTACATGCATTTAAACAACAAGTTGGCAAACATGACAGCATGAATAGTGATGCTAATAGTATCTTAGAACGTGCTTGCATGAAGTTAGATAACCTACGTGGTCAAATGTCCAGCTTGTCAAAACAACATCATTACGAAGCTTGGAAAGCAAGTTTTGTTCCAGGATCGATGGAAGAATATGTAATGGATGATGTTACAATGGAAGACTATAAATCTAAATTTACAGTTAGTACATTTAAAGAAGACCTCACTCAATTCTTTCCACTAATACATAAGATTATGCAAGAAACTGGTGAAGTAGAGTTAGATGAGTATGTTAGCGAGTCAGAAGAAGAATATTGTGACGCTTGCGATCGAGTAATAGAAAAATGCTCTTGCGATGATTCAGATACGGAAGTAAAAGAATTTGCAGAGTTTGAAAACTGGGCATCATCAATTGTTGAAGGTGCGGGAAAGTTAGACGTTGCCGCATTATCAGATTTGTTAAACAATGAATCTTTTAAAGAAGTAGGCGCAGATGCTACTGCAACTATTTCTGCATTGAATAACATTGGAATTGAAGATAGTGAATTAGAAGAGCAATTAACGCAATTGGCAAAAGAAACTGATGGCACAGGTGATCCTACTGATACTATTACAACTTGGCTGCAACAAAATGATTCAGCAGCCGCGCAAGAATTAGCAAACATGCAACAGTCTTCAAAAACTGAACCGGCTGCTCCAGAAGCTGAACCAGCTGCTCCAGAAGCTGAACCGGCTGCTGGTGAAGAAGTGCCTGCTGAAGAAGACGACGAAGGTAAGGATTCTTACAAAGAAGCTGGCCGCCCAACAATTGCATCTGTTGCAGAAATGGTTAGTTCATTCTATAACAGACACCATATGGAAGAAGGACTTGGCCCATTCCCAATGGGCAAGCAAGGCGTTGTTACTAAAGTTACAAAAGAAATGGGCGAATGGGCAGGCGAATTAGCGGGCCGCATTGTTGATCATTATTCTAATATTGGTCTAAGAAATAACGACCAACCAATTAAAGAATTATCAAATGCCAAATTAGGTCAGTATAAAACTGCCGCAGCCGCACATGCTGGTAAATTAGATCAAACCGGGCGTCCTGAAGATACTGCAAAGGCAAACAAACGGTTCGGCGGGATTGTTAAAGCTACTAAGAAGCAGTTTGCTAACGATGTTGCTGATAAGCCAAAAAACCCAAACTATGATAAACACGGTTATTGGGATAGACCAGAAAACGAAGGAATGGGAGACGATCATGTAGGGATGATTAAAGACATCATTTCTACAATTCACCCACAGGGCGGATCACGTGAAGATTATCAAATGTTAGTTGCTAAACAAGTTCCTGATGCATATTCACGTACTCCTGAATTTGCACAAGATTTTAATGATGCGTATGACGAATTCTATCATGAGAAAATGTCAGGCAATGACGGGGAAGATGATTTTACCGACTACACTATGCGTCGAGGCGAAATGGGAAATCCAGATCGCATGAGAGAAAGTTTGGACGATATTAAAAGATTATCTGGGCTAATCAAACAAAAATAAATCTATAATCACTTGTAGATATAAATAAGACTGTGTATACTTAATCGTATGCACAGTTTTTCTTTTTAGTCAGTAGGCTTTAAAGAAGAGGCATAATATAACAACATTAAGGAAAATCATTATGGCAACATTAGCAGAAATCAGAGCAAAACTTCAAGCATCATCTCAGCAAAACACCGGCGGCTCGGCAGGTGGAGACAACGCAATTTACCCCCATTGGAATATCGCAGAAGGTCAAACAGCAACGCTTCGTTTCGTTCCTGATGCTGATCCAAACAACACTTTCTTCTGGATCGAACGTGCAATGATCAAATTGCCGTTTGCGGGTGTGAAGGGTGAGACAAATTCCAAGCCAGTAACTGTGCAAGTTCCTTGTATGGAAATGTGGGGTGAGACCTGCCCTATTCTAACTGAGGTTCGTCCTTGGTTCAAAGACAAGTCTTTGGAAGATATGGGTCGTAAGTACTGGAAGAAGAAATCTTACTTGTTCCAAGGCTTCGTGGTTGACAGCCAACACAAAGAAGATCGTACTCCTGAGAATCCAATCCGTAGATTCATCATGGGCTCACAAATCTTTAACATTATCAAAGCAGCATTGCTTGATCCAGATTTTGCAGAACTACCTACAGACTATGTCCGTGGCACAGACTTCAAGATTGTAAAGACCAGCAAAGGCGGATATGCTGACTACTCTACTTCTAATTGGGCTCGTCGTGAACGTGCTCTTGACGAAGCAGAATTGACAGCGATTAAAGATCACGGTCCGTTTGACTTAAAAAGCTTCTTGCCTAAGAAGCCAGGTGAAGTTGAACTCAAAGTCATGAAAGAAATGTTTGAGGCATCAGTAGATGGCGAAGCATTTGACATGGAGCGTTGGGGTCAATACTTCAAGCCAGCAGGCTATGGTGGTCGTGACAATGCAGAAGGTGGAGCAGCTAAACCAGCCGCAGCACCAGCAGCTCGTCCCGCAGCACCAGCACCTGTTGCTGAAGAAAAGGCACCTTGGGAAGATGATGTAGCAGCCGCAGAACAATCTTTTGCAGCACCAGCAGCACCTGCTCCAGCAGCACCTTCAGGTGACAGTGCAAGCTCACGTGCTCAAGACATCTTGGCAGCAATTCGTAACCGTAACAAGTAATTAGGAGATAATGCTAGAGTTTTACCTCTAGCATTAAAAATATGGCTAATAAAAAGTGTGATGCATTATCTATTGCTAAAGAGCAAGGCGATATGTTTTATACTACAGGGAAACCCTGTAAACGTGGTCATATTTCTCCTAGATTAGTCTCTACACACGGATGTGTTCAATGTAATACAGAAGTATATTATCCTAAAGATAGAGACAATTACAGATACGGAAATACATTTTACAGACAATTTGTGTCTCGAAAGCAGAAAGCAATTAAATCAGGAATACCATTTACTATTGAATTTTCTGATATTCATCAACCTGAATTCTGTCCAGTATTTGGTGTAAAACTTAATTATGGATGGAGTGGAGATAGTATGCGCGATAATAACAAAGCTACTCTCGACAAGGTTGTACCAAGTTTAGGATATATTCCCGGTAATGTATTTGTGATTAGTTGGAGAGCTAATAAATTAAAAAGTGACATGAATGTTGAAGAATTGGAAAAAATTATGAATTATATAAGAGGTGTAACAAATGGGTAAAGCATTTGATATAAGTAAATTTAGAAAAAGCATCACTAAGTCTATCGACGGCTTAGGGATTGGCTTTAATGATCCAACAGACTGGATCAGCACAGGGAACTATGCACTAAACTATCTTATCAGTGGAAACTTTAACAAAGGTGTTCCTATGGGTAAGGTTACAGTGTTTGCCGGTGAGTCTGGTGCAGGTAAATCATATATCTGTAGTGGAAACATTGTTAAGGCAGCACAAGAACAAGGTATCTTTGTTATCCTTGTTGACAGCGAAAACGCACTTGATGAAGCGTGGTTGCACGCATTAGGTGTTGATACAAGCGAAGATAAGTTGTTAAAACTTAACATGGCTATGATCGACGATGTGGCTAAAACTATTTCAGAATTCATGAAAGAGTATAAAGCTATGCCGCAAGAGGACAGAATGAAAGTTTTGTTTGTTATCGATTCATTAGGCATGTTGTTGACTCCAACTGACGTTAATCAGTTCGAAGCAGGTGAGATGAAAGGTGATATGGGCCGTAAGCCTAAAGCACTTACATCACTTGTTCGTAACTGTGTAAACATGTTTGGTTCGTATAATGTAGGAATGGTTTGTACCAATCACACTTATGCATCGCAAGACATGTTTGACCCAGATGACAAGATCAGTGGTGGCCAGGGTTTCATCTATGCAAGCTCTATTGTTGTTGCTATGCGTAAGTTGAAGTTGAAGACAGATGCTGACGGTAATAAGACTACAACAGTTAACGGTATTCGTAGTGCTTGTAAGATTATGAAAACTCGTTATGCAAAGCCGTTCGAAGCTGTGCAAGTCGAAATTCCGTACACAACTGGTATGAGTCCACACAGCGGATTGGTCGATTTGTTTGAAGCAAAAGATCTTCTTAAGAAAGAAGGTAACAGTCTTGTTTACACTACTAAAGACGGCGAAATTATCAAACAGTTTCGCAAGGCTTGGGAACGTAACGAGAAAGATGGTCTAACACGAGTAATGGAAGACATTACAGAGTTTGGCGAAGCAACCCCTGCTGTAGTAACAGCAGACGAAGCAGGAGAATAATAATGGATGAAAGTCTAATTATGGAGATCTGGGATACATTCCGTGAATATATCCCTGAGAAACACAAAGATACAGCAGCTAATCAATATGTCGATTATCTTCTAGGTAAAGATGTTGAGATTGCTGTTCTTGAAGGGTTTGTTGGCTATGATCCGCATCTAGACGATGCAATCAAAAATGTTGTTGATGAAGCTAACTCTTTAGACGAAGACAACGATAGCTATTACGAAGAAGACGAGGACTATTAATGGCACACTGGTATGCTAAGGTGAGTAAAGACATTTCTCATCTGCCTGCCTGTATCGACTATTATTACAATGAACTGGACAGTGCCAAGAGAGAAGTTAAAATCTACGGCAACTTAGAAAAGGCTTCCGCCGCACTGCCTGGTATTGTAGAACAACGTTTTAACCAGCTTCAAGAACTTGAGGCTGTGTTAGAATACTTGAATATCGAACTACGCCGTATTAGATCTAAAGCATTTAAGAAATATCTCGAAAATTATCAAAGAGCACTTAGCTCACGTGATGTTGAGAAGTATGTCGACGGCGAAGCAGATGTAGTCGATATGGAAAAGATCATTAACGAATTTGCATTGTTGCGAAATCAATGGTTAGGTATTATCAAAGCTATTGATCAAAAGCAATGGCAAATAACAAACATCGTTAAGCTACGAACAGCTGGCTTAGAAGATGTAAGTGTTTAAAATAGGAGCTTGACAGGCTCTTATTTTTTCTGTATAATAAAAGTATGAATATTGAAGAACTAATCGATCGTCTTGCAAGCAATGGAAAATATTTGTTTGCACCCCCTATTACATTGAATCCTGCCGATGTAGCTATTACACATAGTTTATCGGATCAAATTCAACGAGGTAACGGTTTTACTGAAAAGCAGCGTGCGCTGACAATTCGATTAGTTACCAAATATAGTAAGTCTTTATCAGTAGCATTAAATTACGATGTAACTGTTGACCTTGCTAATCCTACTTTTAAATATCCGGTGCGTAAATTGAGCGGTGTGAAATCAATCGAAGTTAAGTCATACGAAAATGGCGATAAGAAAATTGCAGTCAAATTTCCTTTCAACGAAAATATTGTTGCGGCAATTAGAGAATATAAGAAAACTCTACCTCGTAGCGAGTTTATGGAAATTGGATGGAATGCAGATGAAGGTGCTTGGATATTTCCATTCACTGAGCCTAATGTTCTGTATCTATCAAAAATGTTAGGATCAGATTTTACATTAGATGATACATTTTCAGAAGCTCTTGCTGAAATTCAAGAAATTGAAAAGAACATGGATCAATATGTTCCGATAGTTGTTTTTCAAGATGGCCAGTTTGCTTACAAAAATACAGTGAGCAAAATCCCACAACCTACTTCTATGAACTTGTTAGAAGTTCTTTTAGACGCTCGAAGATACGGAATTACATGCTGGGATGACTCTATTGACTTAGCACTGTCATCGTCGGAAATTGCATCCGAAGTTCGTGCATTGTTGCAAAATACTTCTTGCGCACCTGTTGTAATAGAATCCAAACATTTAAGTGATATTGAAGAGATTTTGAATTACTCTAACAATGTATTGTTTGTGATTCCAGGCGGAACAGAATTAGATCATTTAAAAACTATTCATAAGTATTTGACTGATAATAATATAGCAAACGAGCAAGCAACTGTTATGTTTAGACTTGACAGTAGTTCTGGTAAGATGTGTAACGATTATATTAAAGAAAATAATCTAAACGGGCAAGTTAATGATACCGTTAAGTTTGTATGTGTTAGTGGAAAGATTCCAAAGCCGTTAATTGAATCAGGCAAAAAGTTTGATTTGATTGTGCATTTTGGAACCAACTCTGCACACTACACATTAAAGAATTACATTAAAAATCACCACAACGTGATCAGTATGAATTTAGATAATAAGAATAAGGAATTTAATTTTGCCAAGTTGTAAAATAATAATTAAAGACGAAGTAAATGTAAAGATTGAAAATTTAGATTTAGATACTCGTAAAGCGCTGGTTAAGAAATTCAAATACGAAGATCCAACAGCGCGATATCGTCCGTCATACAAATTAGGACGATGGGATGGTAGTGTTAGCTTCTTTGGCCTAGGTGGAACAACATATCTATCAATGTTAGGTCAAGTATTAGAAGAGCTTGAAAACAAAAACTATCATTTTGAAATAGAAGATTTGCGCACAAGTCCTGCACTTGAATTTGAGAAAGTCACAGAAGAATTCTGGGGTAACTTATGCTGGCCTGATGGACATCGTTTTGCAGGTCAACCTATTAGATTGCGTGACGATCAGGTAGAAGTAGTTAATAAGTTTTTAGAAAATCCACAATGCATTCAAGAGATTGCAACTGGTTTTGGTAAGACTATTACCACTGCCACGCTGGCTAAGATTTGCGAAAAGTACGGTCGCACAGTAACTATTGTTCCAAACAAATCGCTTGTAGAACAAACCGAAGAAGACTTTATCAACTGTCAATTAGACGTTGGAATCTACTACGGTGATCGCAAAGACTTGGGTAAAACTCATACTATTTGCACTTGGCAAAGTCTTAATATTTTAGATAAGAAGAACATTGAAGACGATTCTTTAATGTCTCTTGCTGAATTCTTAGACGGCGTTAATTGTGTTATGGTCGATGAAGTTCATATGGCCAAAGCCGATGTATTGAAAAAGTTATTGACTCAAAACGTTTCACATGCACCTATTCGTTGGGGTTTAACTGGAACTGTTCCTAAAGCAGATATTGACTTTCAAAATATTCGTGCAGCTCTGGGCGAAGTGGTTCATCAAGTTAAAGCACACGAGTTGCAAGAGAAAGGTGTTCTTAGCACTTGTCACGTTAATATTGTTCAAACTGCTGAATGGAAAGAGTTTGGCAGCTATGCAGAAGAGCTAAAGTATTTGGTCACTAACAAAGAACGTGTAGAGTTTCTTGCCAAGATGATTGAGTCTATTGCCGATTCAGGTAACACATTGGTGTTAGTTGATCGAATCGAGTGCGGTAAGATGCTGCAAGTTTATCTAAGCGATTTGTTTAGTTTATTATCTGATAAACCAGAAGTTGCATTTATTTCCGGAGCAGTAAAAACAAAAGATCGTAAAGAAGAATATGACGAAGTTAAAACAGCAACTAACAAAATTATTATTGCAACTTACGGCGTCGCCGCTGTTGGAATTAATATTCCTCGGATCTTTAATATGGTTCTTATTGAGCCTGGTAAATCTTTTGTTAGAGTTATCCAGTCGATAGGACGTGGTATTCGTAAGGCAGATGACAAAGACTTTGTTCAAATCTGGGACTTTACCGCCAGCACAAAATACGCCAAGCGGCATCTAACGGAGCGTAAGAAATATTATAAAGACGCGAAGTATCCATTTACAATAGACAAAGTGAAATATCAATAATGCAAATTTTAACCTTAGACAATAAAACTTACTACCTTAATGACTTGCCGGAAGAAGTTGATGACGATATGCGATTCGCAGTGATGGACAATAGTGATCCGCAAAATCCTGACTACTTCTTTATTCCATTAATCTTTTTAGAGTCATTTACTTGTCCTGCTGCTGTATTAAAGATTGGGCCGTATGAACTTACTATGCCGTTAGATTGGTGCACG